AGTATTCGATTAGCTCTGCTGAGCGATTTAATGAAATCACTTGTTATCTACAGTAAAGGGCTAATGCTAGAAAGGATAAAGTATGAAAGTTAGGATTAGTAATGGTAATTCTAAGATGGGGAGGATTCCGAGTATTTCTCTGCCAGCGGGAATCACCTGCAGAAGCGACTGTGAGTGCGGAAGAAAATGCTATGCAAAAAGAATTGAAAGAATAAGGAAAAATGTGAGACAAGCATATGAGTCCAACTATAAACTGCTCAAAAATGAACCACAAACCTTTTGGAGAGAGGTCGAGGCATCTATAATGATGTCTCGATTTTTTAGATTTCATGTATCCGGGGACATCCCAAACAGAGATTATCTTATACATATGATGGAAATTGCTGAGAGAAATCCTCATTGTGAAATACTTTGCTTTACAAAGAAGTACGAAATAGTAAACAGAATATTGATTTCGCACAATATGCCACCTAATTTGCACATTATATTCAGCGCATGGCGAGGACTTGATATGGAAAACCCAAATCATCTCCCGGAAGCGCATGTGAGATATAGAGACGGGACAACAACGGCACGAGATGATGCTCTTGAATGCTCGGGTAATTGCACTGAATGTGCGATTACTGACGAAGGATGCTGGACTCTTAAGAATGGAGAACAGGTAGTGTTCAATGAACATTAAAATACGCGCAGAAATAATCCGCGCGCAAGAAAATTTAAGGAGTCACACCAACTCTAAAGGTGTAACTCAATGAGTCGGTAGTTTGGGTCTACAGCTCATCAATAATTACAATACCATTTTTAGGACAAAAATGCAATAAAAGAAGGTTAAAATAATGATTAATCTATCAAATTCGAGCACTCAAAATGCTCATATCTTAAAACACAATCTTAGCATGATAGCCCATTGGTACGAGACACATAGGGATAATAAGGCATACGAAAGGTTTAAACATGTCCCAGATTACGGAACTACGCAAAGAAGTAGGGAGGCATAATATGCAGGATTTTGTTTTTCTTTTTATTAAAATACTGTTATTTTGCTTGGTAGAAATAGTAGTGGGACATATTTTGATACATATAGAAGATAAAGAAGACTCAAAGGAGGACGATGACAATGCCGGTACATGACGATTTAGGCTGTCGCATGAAGACATTTTATGAGCAGATTCCAAAGACAAAATTGATGAGAAGGTGCCCAGTCGCTATCCGTATTGACGGAAGGGCATTTCACACATTCACAAGAGGATTTCAGAGGCCATTTGATGAAGTGTTAATTAAGTCAATGCAGGAAACAATGAAATACTTATGTGAAAATATTCAGGGTTGTGTTCTTGGTTATACACAGTCAGATGAGATTACATTGATTCTTGTTGATTATAAGAAGCTCACATCTTCAGCATGGTTTGATTATAAGGTGCAGAAAATTTGTAGTATTGCAGCAAGCATGGCTACGATGACATTTAATAAATTTTTTGAAAAGCATGTTAACGAATATAGATTTAGTAAATGGGATGGGATCTCAAAATATGAGGATGGTACACGGGGATATATTCAGACATTACTAGATGCGATTGGCAAGGGTGCAATGTTTGATGCTCGTTGTTTCAATATTCCAAAAGAAGAAGTAACAAATCTCGTATATTGGCGACAACTTGACGCTTCTCGTAATTCAATTCAGATGGTAGGTCAAGCCAATTTCTCACATAAAGAATTACAGAATAAATCATGCAATGATATTCAGGATATGCTTATGACTCAGAGAGGTATTAACTGGAATGATTTACCGACTTATCAGAAGAGAGGAAGCTGTTGTGTAAGAAACAAGATTGTTATTGAAGTTGATAGTGTCATGGCAACCGCACAGTTAAGAGATACTTCTAAATCAGAAAATGAGTGGATTATTGATACAGATATTCCAATCTTCAAAGGAGATGGAAGGGCATATATTGATAGTTTAGTATTTACTGGCGAAGATTAATAAAATCGAGGTAAGAAAATGTCATATTGGACTTATATCAATGGCACGGTAACAGTTAGCCCTATGGGTAGAACGCAGCCTGAGAAGAGATATATCCTTGAAACAGTACTAAATCATCTGCCAAGAGTAACGGGTTCTGAGGGTGACATGAATGTATATATCATTCAGAAAAATGGTTATAACAGTTCATGTTCATGTGATGAATTTGGCGAAGAGACAAATAATTTAATAGATAGATATGGGCATAAGAGTCGTAGTGGAGGATGGTTGCAAACACAGGACGAATATATCCTTGTTGTAGATGCTGCTTTAAGAGACAAAGAATTTGAACAGACTTATAGAGAATTTATGAAATGGTTTGTACGACTTTGTAAGAGAGTAAGCTGTAAAGATGTTCTTGTAGAAATCAAAGGATATGACAAGTCAACTATTATCAAGGATAGAAACATTCAGAGGAAAAAGTATTCATTTAAGAGCGTTTTTGATGGTTTGTTTGAAGATCCAAGCTGGTGCAACGATAGTAAAGATGGATACAAAGAGCCGAATTGGTGCGAATTTATGATGTACGACAGAGCAAAGAATTCCGATTATCCTATGACACTTGCTTATAAATATTTCAACGATGAAGAAAATGATAAGGAAGTTGAGAGAAGAATGAATTATAGCTAGTCGAACGATAGGTAAAATTTACTCATTTCACAATGGCAAAAGATAAGGATGGAACTTGTAATGATAAACGAACTAAATATTAATAATCAGTTAAGCGAAGTTGACGGAGTAGTAGTCGAGGCGAAAAGTATTCTAACTTCACTGAAAATAATCAAGACAGTGTGCGAGGATAATCTCCTCTGTAAAGGTTGTCCATTGGGTGACAACGAAGGGAACTGCAAAGTAAGGAGGTTAGTTCCGCGCAGTTGGCAAATAAGTGAACTTGATAGCATATGGAGGGCATTACGATGAACAATATTAAAGAAGAAAGGTTAACCGACTTGTCTATTATCATGACAATAGACCACAATGCTGCATAGATCATGATAAGCATTTCTCGAGATGTGATACTTGTGAGTTTGGAGAATAATATATTGGAGGTTAAATTATGTATCAGAATTGTTGTAAGAAATGTGGAAGTATTTCACTACATACTGAAGTAAAAGGTAATAATACAGGACTTTATTGTGATGACTGTGGCGCATGGATTAAATGGCTCGGAAAAGATGAGTTGAGAGCTTTCGAACATGCAAATAAATCAAGAGGTTTAAGAGCGACTGCAAAAGTATATGACGATGTATTTGCCAATAATTCGACAGATGACGAAAGTATTAGTGATTGTCTGGTTATTGGATTTGATAAACATAAGGGCGAACAAACTTTGATGCTTATTGGTAGAAAAGATGGAGATACATTGAATATTGTAAACATGATTAAGGATGAAAGAGCAGAAGAATTATATAAGCAACTACTTTCAACCCCAAAATCAGTTTCGCAGTAAACTAATCTTTCATTGGATTAGTAATTCAAGGAGAAGCATATATGTCTTTACTATTTTTACACATCTTATTGGTAATTCTTTATGCAGCTAATGTAATTGTCAGTAAGAATAAAGTGTCTAAATTTCTTTGGTCTTGTTTAGGACTATATTGGTTGATTCTCAGCATAATAGAAATCACAGATTGGAGAGGCTTTCAAGATGGCTTTTGATAGAGAAGGAGAAAATAAACAAATGGATAAAGAAATTGAAAATAAATTGATTGAATGGGTAAAGAATAATTATAATCCAAAGGCGTGTGGGTATACAGAAATGAGATCTTCCGGGAATGAATCCGATGTATTTTGTGATGGATATGATTGTGGTATATCAAACGCTGCATATGAAATTGGTTGCATTCTTGGTATGGAATTAAAAGAGCCTGAAGAGCAGGACTATGGCTTCTAAAACTTAAATGAATTTTTCTTTCTTGGAAGGTAATGTATAGAGATGACGGAAAAAGAAATGAAGTTAATATCCGAGAAAATCAATAAACGAGAGGGAAGAAAGTATCCACGTAGTAATCAGATTGTTGTTTGTGGATTCTTTTCTACGGATGAAGATTGGAATAATTTTGTGAATAATAATTTGAATAAGATTAAAACACAGCAAAAAGATAGAGTTACATTTGCGAATAAAGAACGATGGTATTATTTCGATTATACTGATTATTCACAAAGAGGTTTTCGATTCTACAAGATAAAAGTCTCTCGTAATATTAATCGTGAGATATTTTTAAATTGTATTTGCCCATGTTGCTCGCTATATTGCAAAGAGATTGAATGGATTTAGGAGAACAATACTATAAATGGAGGTATGATTTTATGAAATTTAAAGGTGACATTATAATAACAGATCCTTGTTACATTATCCGAAAAGATAGTAATGATTGGGATAAATGTGGATATGGAGACAATATGGAGGCTCTTGGAATTAAGAACTACCTATGTAGAGATACAATCTACGGCGACTGGTCTTGCACAACATTTAATTCTGATATGAAAGAAAAAATCGGGGAGTTCTGTGCTGACGCAGGTATGGTTGCGGTATTTTTACTTGATGAAGTACTAGCATATAATCCAGATTTTGATTGGCATAAAACAAGACCTTGGACAACGACGTATATTAAAGACTTTGATGGGGACATTGAAATAAAAGTAATTCATATAGAAGGGGTCTATGACGACGATACCGACTACCATAAGAAAGGTGATAAGTGGGAAGATAACGAAGTGAGAGTTATTGGTACTGGCAATATCAATTTCGAAACTCATCAGACCGGGTTATAAGATATTAAGAGGTAAAATTAATATGAATTTAGAATTGTGTGATTTATGTCACAAAAAAGAGCCAAATAAAAGATTTAAAATTAGGATGTCTACTAAAGGTTACTATAGAGAAACAGAATATGGCATTCGATGGTACGATTTATGGAAGCCATATGAGAAAATTTGTGTTTGTGAAGATTGTGCAGAGAAATTGTTTGGTATTAAATCAACAAAAACCAGATTGAAAGAAATAGCAGATGTATCACAGATAGCTACACTTACAGTAAATAAAGGAGAATGAATCGTATGAAGAAGAAAATTGTATATAGTTTGACTATACTATTAGCATTCATGTTCATATTGACTGGTTGTGCAAAGTGCATTAACACTGAAATGTCCACAGTTCAAGTAAGAATAACAGATGAATATTACAGAGCTGCTTATACAACAATGCATTATAATTCTGCAACTAAGACAATGATACCGCAAGTACATTCAGCAGTTTATAGAATTACTGTTGAATATGACGGTGTAGAATATAATTTCTATGACAGTGATACGTATGACAAATATTCTAATCAAATTGGAGAATATGCAAATGCAACATTAGAAATCAAGAAATATGATGATGGCACTGTGAGATACGATATTATTGATTTGCCATAGAAAACAAATAATATTACAAAACACAGTGTGGTCAAAAGTTAGACTAGGAAGTTTAAGAAAATATATAGATAGAAAATAGAAAGATAGGAATTGAAATGAAACAGAAGAAATTTATGGATATCTCACGTATTAAAGAAGATACAGAATTAACAGTAGCAAATACAGGCGGTTTCCATGTAGGTGACCATATTGTAATTCAGGAAAAAGTGGACGGTAGCAACGCCTCTATCGCGTATGACAAAGAAAACAATAAGCTAGCCGCCTTTTCGAGAAAAAATGAGCTAAGTTTTGGAAGCTCGTCACTAAATGGATTTTGGGATTGGGTACAGACGCTTAATGTAGAAGCATTTGCAAAGTATCCTGACTATGTATTTTTCGGTGAATGGCTTACAAAACATACAATTACATATAAGCCTGAGGCTTATAAAAAGTTTTACTTCTATGATGTCTATGATAAATGTACAGAATGTTATCTGCCACAGGCAACTGTCAAGAGACTTGCTGATGAGCTAGGCCTTAGATATGTCCAAACATTCTACGACGGACAGTTTATATCATGGGAACATGTTATGTCATTTATGGAGAAGTCTGATATCGCTGTAGATGTCCCTGAAGGGGTTGTATGTAAAAATCAGTCAATGTTAAATTTTCCGGATTCGAGGATGCCATTTGTGCTCAAGATTGTTAACAGCAAATTTAGAGAAGTGCAGCACGATAGGCATATAAAGAAGGAATTAGACCCGATGAAAGTAGAGGAGAAGGCTAAGGCATCCGAAATTGTGAATCAGATTGTTACAGAAAATAGGGTAAGAAAAGAACTGCTTAAGATGATTGATGAAGGAGTTCTGCCAGAGAAAATCGAGCCTACCGATATGAGAATAGTCGCTCAAAATCTCCCGAAAAGAATATATGAGGACTGCGTAAAAGAAGAGTTTGAGTCGGTTCAGGCCGCCGGAGAATTCTTTGGCAAGATGTGCAGCTCTACGGCAATGAGCCTAGCAAAACAGATAATTTTCAGAGGTAAATAGTATGGATAAAGACGAAATTAAATTAGGGCAAATTCTTTGGATTCAAGATACACACTCTAATAAAATAGTCAGTGGTCAGGTGTACGGATTTTGGGATAAATATGTGTTAGTTGCGGGGCTTGGCGCCAGCGATGGCAGTTCTTGTTTTGGTCATAATGTAGTTCACCCTTCGAGGTGCTTTAAAGACCAAAAGAGTGCCATAGAGTTCTACAAAAATGCAAAACTAAGACAGATTGCTGAATATAAAAACGAGATAAGGAATGCTTCAGATTTGATATTATTTCCGCTGAAGCATCCTTTTCATTTTGAGGAAGAAATTGTAGATGAGCAGGCGATACAAGCATATCAAGAAAGAGCCATTGAACTTGGATTTTTAGACGAAGAGATTAGCCGAAAAATGAATATGTATTTTAAGAGAGTCGAGAGATAACTATGAGTAGAAATACAACAGTTGTAGTAGAATGTGCCAATTGTGGCTCAGATTTTATAGACGGGACAGTGGGGAATCGTAGACATTCTAAATATTGTCCAAGGTGTATATGCTCTTATAACCAAGCGATTGATGACTGTTTGAAGGCCATAGAACCTTTAAGCGATTTAAAGGTGGCACGAAGATGTATTAAAGAGATGAAAGGCTAGATATCATAATAAACTGGAAGGAGATTATATGATTAAATTATTCACACACACAGATCTTGATGGTATAGGTTGTGCAGTTTTGGCAAAACTTGCATTCGGTAAAGATGTAGATATTTCATACTGCGATTACGATAACATTGATTTAAGCGTCAAGGAGTTTATTGATAGTGAAACAGAATTTGATATGTGTATTATTACAGACATCAGCGTAAATGAAGGTACAGCGAAGAGTATTGATGAAAGATTTGATAGTTTCTATTTATTAGATCACCATCCAACAGCTCTAGGACTTAATAAGTATCCTTGGTGTTCTGTAACAATTGAATATGAAGATAAGGAGCTTGGAACTATTAAAACCAGTGGAACAGAGATGTTTTATCATTGGTTAATCGAGAATGATTATTTGAAAGATTCAGATATATTAAGAAGATTTGCTGAATTAGTGAGAAATTATGACACTTGGAGATGGGCAGGACTCGGTGAGGATGGTGTTATTTGTAAGCAGGTAAATGACTTACTTGATCTGTATGGTCGAGATGATTTTATTCATTGGTGTATTTCGGAGATACGTGGTGAAATATTCCCATTATTATCTGCCAAAGATGAGGTTGTTCTAAAGATTAAGCAGGATGAAATTGATAGATATATTGAAGAAAAGAATAAAACTATGTTTACCAGTCCTATGTGCGGTAAAGTTTGCGGCTTCGTATTTGCCGACAGGTTTATTAGCGAATTAGGCAACAGCCTTTGCAAGATGCATCCAGAGATTGATTTTGTTGCGATGATAGATATTGATGGTCACACAGTCTCTTATAGAACTGTTAAAAATGATATTGATTTAGGTAAAGATGTGGCAAAATTGTTTGGTGGCGGCGGGCATCCAAAATCTGCTGGCTCAAAGTTTGACCAGAGCATTAAATTGGATGTTGTCGGGAAAATCTTTGGGAAGTGAGGTGAGTACTATGAAATATAGAGAGAAGCCACGAGTAGTCGAGGCCGTCAGATATATGATTGATGAGGTTTATCCGGACTGGTTTATAGAGATGGTTAAAAATCGCACTATTATACTTTATGACGACGGAAGCGTCTCTTGCAATACAGACGGAATGTGGCTTGGAGCCGCATATGGAGATTATATAGTTCTAGGGAAAAGCGGTGCTCCTGTTCCTATTATGAAAAAGAATTTTGAAGAAAGTCGGGAACCTATAAATGAGGAATAAATTATGAGAAGAGACCCCAATCAAAAGTTTGTAGAAGACTATATGTCTACCGTAAAGCTTAAAAGGATATATCCACTTATACATTATCATAGGTGTAGAAAGTGTGGAATGGAGTATACAAGAGAACCTATGTATTTATGCCGCCACTTTGACTGGATCTTTGGTAGAAACTGTGCATATGAATATGGTTGCCATCACTGTTTTAGTAGTAAAAGTGAATTCAAAAAATATTTAGAAGACAATCAAATAATAGAGACAGAAGAGGCATTAACTGGAGATAGCAACGAATAGTCGAAGGAAATTTTCCTTTCATTGGACAGATTGGAGGTATTATATGTCTTTTACAGTAGATTTTAGTTCAATAAGAACAGTTAGAGTTCACAAAGAACAATTTGACGCAATAGACAATAAGGCAAATGTCGTAATGATTACTTGCATTGAGGACGGAAGAGTTATTCCATTCAATAGAGCTGATAGTGAAAAAGATAAAATTGATAGATTGAACAGGAATAGTGAAGAATAACATTATGGAGGGCAAATTTAAAGGCTGTGACATAGAGTAAAACGAGGTGATTAATATTTCAGAGTTACATGATAAATTTGAAAAAATAAGTGATGCTATAAAAGTCTTAATGGTTAGTAAACAGATGGGTGCAATAGGAAAAATGATAAGTGCAACGATGGAGGCTCAAATACAAAATGAACTTGACCAAAAATATAAGGATTTAAAAGTAGAGTCACAAGGAGACTTATTTGAAGATTTACTTAAGCCAGCTAAAGAATTTGACCTTTTAGATGATTTAGCACTTGTTCCTGAATCACCAAAACAAGATATATCTACTCTTAAGAAGAGAATAAAGTATTGTAAGAATCCTATGGAGAAAAAGAAATTAGAACAGGAATTAAATGCTTTATATAAAGAGCATAAAAGAAATAGGGGATAAATACATGAGAACAGAGAATATAAAAGTAACATTTAAAATTCCAATTCCAGTTGATAAACCTGACTTGAACGGTGTCATATATTCCAAAGAAGCAATTAGAAATGCTTATAAAAATGTAAAGGATATTCCAATTGAAATACCATGCAATGATGGCGGTTTCTTCCTATTGGAGTAGCACAAGAAGTTGAATTAATTGAAGATGAAAATGGCATGTATCTTACAGGCGTTGGTCTTGTTTGGCATGGTGGTACAGAAGAAAGCGTTGAGATGGTTAATGATAAGGTCACAAGTTTTCATGTGCGCGGCATTGGAATTGCAAAAGAGTAGGAGAATAACTATGAGAAAAATGGCTGTATCTATGGAATATGCGAAGCAAAAGTAGCGGAGAAGATTGGAGATGTGGATA